CGACGGCCCTGTCGAGTTTGGTGTCGGCGGCTTCGCGCATCTTCTGAGTTCTGGCACTGCGACGTGCGGCTTCCGCTTCCGCCCGCGTCGCCGCGGCATCTTCGGCTGCCTTCAGCTTCGCCCGTGCGGTCGCGGTGGCCTGGTCCAGCTTCCTGTCAGCGTCGTCGCGCATCTTCTGGGTTTTCGCGGCGCGTTCCTTGACGATCGCATCCGCGGCATCGGCTGCTTTCGTCAGCTTCGCTTTGGTGTCGGCGATGCTCTTGTCGAGGTTCGCGTCGGCGGTTTTGCGCATCCGCTCCGTGGTGGCGCTGCGCCGCGCCGCTGCCGCTTCGGCCTGCTTACTCGCCGCCTCCGCCTTGTTGGCGGCGTTGGTGACGGCCCGGCTTTCCGCGGCTGCGGCCTTGGCGTGCCCTTCGGCTTCCTTGCGGGCTTCGGCGCTGGCCCGGGTGATCGCGTTGAGGCCGGCGATGGCTTTGCGGTCGCCGGTGAACTCGATGCCGACCTTGACAGTCTTGGGGTGCAGCGACTCGATATAGGCCTTGTACTCTTCCTTGAACTTGCCGAACTCCGGTGTGATGTGGACTGCCACCGACTTCGGGTGGAGACTTTCAATCTCAGTCTTGTACCGGGCTTTGAAGCCGGCGAACGACGGTGTGATGTGGACTACGGCTTCTTCGACGACGTTTTCTTCCGGCACCGTGCTCACCCCACCTCTATGTCACCGGATTCGTAGCCCGCGGAAAGCTGGCCCGCCGCGCGTTCAACCACGGCGTGCCAGCTCTCCTGGACTTCGCATGAGGCTTCGATGAGTTGCCGGCTCTCTTCGATCTCCCGGCCTTCCTTGACGAACTTGGTGCGGGCGTACAGGTCCAGGCGTGCCGAGCGCGTTTCGGCGACCATGGCCTCGTACAGCAGGCTGTAGACCTGATCGGGTCTTAACTGGCCTGGTTCTTTGCCGGATTGAATGAGACAACGTTCTGCGGCATCGGGGCTGACTCGGCACCAGGCGTCGATGACTCTTCGCGCGTGATGCGTTTTCCCGTGTAATGCTCCACGGTCCAATCGACCACTTCGTTGATCTGTTCGAGGGTGACGGCCTTTTCGTCGTCTTCAACGTCCTCGTCGGGGTCCACTTCGAGCAGGAGGCGGAACCGTTCCCGGTCTTCGGGGATCAGTACCTTGTCCATGAACGCGGCGGTGGCGTCGATGGCCGCTTCGGCGCCGTCGATCTGTTCGACCAGGGTTAGCATCCGCGCGAACCGACGCGCGGACAGGTTGGCGCGGGTGGTGAATGTCTGCCCGCCGAGCTTGAACTTTTCGCGCTTGCGCCCGCGGACCAGCTCATCGAAGTCCTTCATGGTTTTCCCCTTGCTTAGACTGGATCGAGTTCCTTGGCGCCGAAGATGGTGAACAACTTGCTGCCGTCTGACGGCTTCTCAAGCTGGAACGTCGCCGGCAGCGTGGCCTTTTCGACGCCCTTACGGTTGTTGATGGCGACGCTGCCGCCCTGCAGGCATTGGCGGAACAGGAAGCGCAAGTCATTGGTGGCGGCGTCGGCGTATGCGTCCCAGCCGAGCATGATGCGCGCCTCGTTGCCGAGGTCCGGGGGTTCGACCTTCCAGGACGCGGTGCCCAGGCCGGCGATTACGCCGCCGTTGAATACGACGTTGAGGTTGCGCTTGGTCATTTCAGCGAGCGCGACTTCCACTGTGGCGTTGCGTGCTGTGGTGACCCGGGCGAACACGTCCAGTTCTTCGGCGACTTCGACGTTGTCGAGGGTGATTTCGTAGGAGATCGTTGAGCCTTCGGAGGTGTAGCCGAGGCAGATCCACCCGGCTCCCCATGGGGTCTTCTCGTCTGGGGGTTCCGGGGTTGTGCCTAGGGGTGCGGCCCACAGCTTGCCGGGCTTGCCGAATCGGACGGCCGCGCCATAGAAATCCACTGCTGCCATGTGATTGACCTTCCTTAAACGGCGACGGCTGCCATGAGCGCATCGACCACGTACCGGGGTGTGTGACTTGCTTGGTCTGGTAGCCACGTCCAGTTGATGACTTCACCGACGTAGAGCAGCCCGGTCGCGTCGGCGTACCCGCCGGTTTGGGCTAGGTTTTCGATTTCGGTGACCAACGTGGATGACAGGGTGTGGCAGGCGGTGCGGCCGGTGTGCCAGCAGGAGTAGGAGATCCGGGACCGGTCGACGGGGATGTCGGAGCCGCGCATGGGGGCTCCGCCGATGCGGGTGCAGATCACCGATGGGCATGGTGATGACCCGGGCATCGACTGGTAGATGTCTTGGGTGATCGCGCCGACAGGTCCGGCGAGTAGCCAGTTTTTGACCATCAGCTCGATGTCGATGAACGTCGCGGTGATCATCCGTACGTCGCCCTTACCGCTTCGATGGCGGGCCGGACGTGTGGTTGTGCGGGGCCGCGGCCGGTGCCGTACTCGACGTATTTCCAGTAGGGCACGCTGCTGGTGATCAGGGCGCCGTCCGGGTCGACGTGTGCGCTGTAGGAGTCGCGCAGGTGCGGCCCGGGTGGGCGGTCCTTGTCGTCGCGGAACGGCGCGTTGAGTGGGATCAGTTCGCAGATCAGTTCGGCAGCTTTCAGGCATTCGCGCATCGCCACCGGGAAGAACACAACTTCGGGTTCCCACATGTCACCCACCACCTTCCGGTTTGGGTGTCGCCTTGCCACTGGACCGGCCGGCGCTGGGGAGGCCTTCAACGCGTTTCAGTTCGCCTTCGATGTGGCCGTAGCCAGAAGCGAACGCGCCGATGCCTTTGATGGGGTCGGCAACCTGCGCGACCCACACGACCTGGTACGTGTAGCTGGTGACGGGGTCGATGACGTAGTACTGGTGGTCGATGTCGCAGGGGTCGCCGATGATGCGGTACTGGGTGATGCCTTGGGTGCCGGCGCCGTTTTCGATGCTGCCGGGCAGCGGTTCGATGACGGCGTTGATGAGCACAAACGCCGCATCCCACGGCGGCACCGGTGGATCCCACGGTTCGCCGGTGTTGTCGGCGTAGCGGTGGACTTCCACCTGATGGGTGGGGGTGGGGACGCCGGTCGCCAGTGTGGGGTTGACGTAGTTGTAGGTGGTCACGGCGCCCCCTCCGGTGTTACTTGCGCGGGCGGCGGGCGGGCTTGCGCGGTTCCTCTTCGTCTTCGTCGTGGGCGTGCGTCTTCTTGGCCCGTTCGACCTTGTCGTGCCAGCCGAAGCGTTCGACCTTTTCGGCGGGGATGACGTCGCCGGGGTTGTGGGCGCGCACGAGTCCGATGAAAAGCGGTTCCTTGGCGACGTAATCGCTCATTGCTGGTTCTCCTTACGGAAGTCGGTACGGGTCCAGGAGCCGGGTTTCCAGTGGGCTCAGGGCGCCGGCGTCGGCGTAGCGGCGGCGTACGGTGCCGGATTGGGCTTCGATGAGCCGCGGCCCCGGGTTGAGGTATTCCCGGGCGGCGATGGACAGCGCCACCAGCGCGGGTCCTCCGGGGCGGGCGGCGTAACCGTGGTCGTAGTCGACGACGATGTTGCGTTGCCCGCAGGTCCATCCGGCGTCGCGGTAGACCAGTCCCACCACGGACCACGTGTAGGCGGTGGGGTCGGCCACTACGTCCAGCAGCGTGCCGTCGAGGGTGATGCTGTTGATGTTGGCCACGCACATGGTGGGCAGCTTCAGGAGCTGGGTGCCGTCGCCGTCGCCGGTGATGATGTCGCCGGCGAGTACGGGGTAGACGTACCAGCCGCAGTATTCGCGCACGACGCTGTTGCCCAGTTCGACGGCGAGGATCGCCGCGTCGTCGGCGGACAGGTCACCGAGGTGCAGGTAGTGCGCCAAGTCGTCTAGGTCAATCATTGGTGCGCCTGCCCCTCATAGCGCAGGGCCCGCACCGTGGTTCAGTGCGGGCCCTGGTGGTTCGGTTGGGTTACTTGTCGTCGCCGTCGTCTTCGGCGCCGTCGTCGGGCACCGGCTCGCCGGGGCCCGGTGCGGGCGTGGATGGGGTTGGCTGCTCGACGGGTTCGTCGCTGCGCCGGGTGCGGCCTGGACGTCCGCGTTCACCGGTGTCGCCGGACTCGTCCACGTAGTGGCTCACTTGTCCTCCCCGTATCGGGCCTTGTTGTCGGGTGTGCGGGCCTTGCCGGTGGTGGGCTGGCTGCGGTCCTTGGCCTTCTTGGTGGCGTAGCCATCGGGCGCGTCTTCCCAGCCCTGCTCTTTGTATTCCTCTTCGGTCATCTGAATGGTGGTGGGGACGCCATTGAGCATGACGTCGTATTCCTTTAGCTCCGGGGGCTTTTCGCGTTGCTCAGCCATCCGTCGTGTCCTTTCACTTGCGGTAGGTGTGTCTACTGCGCGTGTGGTTGTCCGCGGGCCGCAGTTGTGGCCGATAGGCCCGCTCAGGCAGATAGGGCAGCGCCTACCGTCCGTAACAATCACGTAAGAGTGATCTTGCAGAAGGCCGGGGGACGAAGCACCGCAAATGCCGCACGGAGCTCCGAAAGGATGGCCACCAAGTTGCGAACAAAGAAGTCCGCGTGACTGTCCGTGATCTGAATCGACGCCTGCTCGCGGTCCCACAACACGGCCTGGCGCCAATCGGCGCAGTAGGCGGTACCGGCCGGCAAAGCCTCGGATTCGACAACCGGAAGGCCCCACAGCGTTTGCGGACCCATAGCGAACGGTCCATTTCCATAGAACCGCTGCTGCGTATCGCGCAATAGCTCGATCTTTTCCCAGTCAATGGGGTTGAACGCATATGCCGTGGGGATGGTGCGCCCACCGATCTGTACCTTGCGCCGGGCCCGCCGGCACGCTTCCACGCCGGTGATGGCGCTACCGACACCGGTGTCGGTCTGTAGGCCGGAGGTGTTGTTCAGGCCCAAGAAGTTCTCACCGACGCCATCGCCGGTGATGATTTGGTTCTCCAACGCGAGTTCTACGCCATATGTGAGGAAGTTATCGATCAGCGTGCGGATCTGCGCGGCGTCCGACAGGGCCCGCTTGGTGGCGGCGAGCCAGTGGGCGATGGTCTTGACGGTGGTGGAGTCCTTGAGGAAGTCCATGTCCGACTGCGGCTTGAGACCGGCCTGTACGGGCGTGACGATGGGCGCGGTAGCGCTGATCGGGCCATCGGTGACAGCTTCCGGAACCGGCGCGGCGTTGTTCGTAACCGACACAAGTCGGACAAATTCGATTGCATCGGACGTTGTCGATCCGTTGGTCACTAGTTGCCGGATCGTCAAAGGCCGGGTGTAGTACGGGTCCAGCAGTCCGCGGTAGTCGGACTGGACCAGACCACCAGCGCTGGTGTCGTCGACGCCGGTCGTCAGAGCCTTGAAACCAAACGGCTGGCCCTGGACGTGGATGCTGTCACTAAACACGCCACCGGGTGCCGACTTGACCATGGCCTGCCACTCGGGCGACTCAACGAAGCGCTGCCCGATGGACTTACGACCCCGGCCGTTGCCCTGCTGCTCCGGCTCGCGGGACTTGGTTTCGGTGGTCCACACGCCGTCGACGGCCTCGGCGTCCAGGGTGCCCAGGTCCGCGGACAGTTCGGCGAGCTGGGACTTGCGGTCGGCGAAGCCCATCAACGTCTTCTTGGCGTCGGCGGCCTTCTGGAAGTGGGAGGTGAACTCGGCCTGCTCGCCTTCGCTCAGCTCGCGGTTTTCGGCGATGGCCCGGTCGGCGATGGCGCGGGCGGTTTTCGCGGCATCCTCAATCGCGGCCTTGAGTGCGTGACTCATGCGGGGTTGTCCTTGTCTGCTCAGAGAGACCAGTAGCTGGCCTCGTCGGTCCCTAAATCGGCGACCAGCAGGTCGCACTCGGCCTTGGCCTTGGCCGCGGCAGGCCAGCACTTACGCGCGTCATCGGCCTGGGGTGGTTCGTCATCGGGCGGTGCACTGCGGGTGCCCAGCAGTTCGGTGCTGGTGTTGGAACCGAGCTGGGTGGGGGAAACCTCGAAGAACGACATCTCGTTGACTTCCCGCACTTCGGGGCCTTTGGTGGCGCCACCGGGCGGAATCTCGTAGCCGTACGAAAACTGCGTCGTGCGCCGGGCTTTCAGGACCCGCAGCGCATGGCGGGCCACATCGGAGGCGTCGTCGCCGGTGTCGATGCGGGCCTTCACCCACAGACCACCGTTGGCTTTGATCTTCTCGTCGGCCCAGTCGGGGATGCGGGCGTCGCCGGGGGAAATCTCAGCCATGTCAACGACGGCACCGATGTTGAACCGGGGATCATCACCGCGGTGGTGCCACAGCACGGGCATCGTGTCCTGCCCGGACTTCCACCGTTCGATGCTCTTTTTG